CGCACTTGTAGTGAAGTCTTGCTTAGCAAAACTTGTGTAACTTAATGCTGGTTGATTTCCAATAAAAGGCATTTATTTCTCCTATGAACTAATTGCGTCTACTGTTGATACCCAAACATCTAATGATGAAGCTGTGTCTGATATTACTTTTAAAGCATCTCCAGATTGAACTACAAACTTAGCACCACCATCTAAAACTTGTAGTGCTGAACCTGCAGGAATTGGAGCATCTTTAACTAAGTAAATATCATTTGCACCATCATTGATATAGACAGATGCTACTACAGCAGAAGCTGTAACATTAGCAACAGATATTCCTACTACAGTATCATAACTGTCAGCAGTAAATAATGTTGCAGCAGAAGTTCCTACATCATTTGAAGTGTATCTTCTAAAGTTTTGTGCCATGTTTTCTCCTTATAAAGCTATTGCCATAGCTATTGCAAATCCAGGACTTGCAGCATCTATGTTTGTTAATTGACTGCCATCTACAGCAGGTAATTTTGCAGAACCATCTAATTGTACCACATTGTTTGCTGAAGTTCCAACATTTAATGTAGCAGCAGTTCCTAATCCAGTAATCTTAGAATTATCAATAGCATTTACTTCTAAGGTAATAGTTCCTGATGAAGTAATTGGTGAATTTGCTACTGTAAATTCTGAAGAACCTGAATCAGCTATACCTACTGAAGTTACTGTTCCAACATTAGCTGGAGTAACTTGTGTATAAGTAATATTGCTTACACCAATGGTTGCATCAGAATCAGTAGTACATAAAAAGATTTTATTATCATTTGCTGTACCTTGATTGACTACAATCATTTGACCAGATAGTTCAGCTATTGTGTCAAACTGTGGATCTCTTGAAGCAGTACCACTAGCGACTACAATATATAATCCATTTTCTGTAGCATCTGTTTGGTCTTTAACTAAAACTCTATCTCCAGTAACTAATGTTACACCATCAAGTGTATCACCATTTTGTAAATCTGCTGTTAAATCTATATTTGCAGTTGTAGCAGCTTCTGCAATAACTCTAGTTCTTAGTCCTGCAACAGCTTGGTCTACATAATTTTTAGTAGCAGCATCTGATGTAGCAGAAGGATCTCCAAGACCTGTAACTGAACCACCAGATATAGAAACATTGTTTGCATTTTGAGTTGCAATCGTTCCTAAACCTAAATTAGTTCTAGCTGTACTAGCTGAAGTTAAATCTGATAAGTTACTTGCTTTAACAAGTTTAGCATCTAATTGAGTTTGTATTCCTGATGTTACACCATTTAGATAACCAAATTCTACATTTGCAACTGTACCATTATAAATTTTAGTAGCTTCAATAGCTGCACTAGCATTAATATCTGCATTAATAATAGTACCATCTAAAATTTTTGCTGAAGTAATATTTGAATCTGCAATCTTAGCAGTAGTTACTTGACTATCTCCAATGTGAGCTGTGTCTATACTGCCATCAACATACTGATCTGAGTCTACAGAATTAGCAGCCATTTTAGCATTAGTGATTTGAGAATCAGCTATGTGTGCTGTATCTATAGATCCATCTACATATTGATCTGAATCAACTGAGTCAGCTGCCATCTTGGCATTTGTAATTTGTGAGTCTGCAATATGTTGGGTATCAATACTACCATCTACATAATGTTCACTATCAATACTATCATCTGCAATCTTTGCACCAGTAACTGCATCAGCAGCAAGTTTAACAGTTGTAACACTACCATCTGCTAATTGAATTGTACCAATAACACCACCTGGAATAGATGTATTTGTTTTTGATATAGCACCAATATAAACATTATCTATAGCTTCGTTAGATAAGTTTCCTGAATCCCAAGTTACATTAACTGTAGTATCTGTTGAAAAAGTTGATGAGCTAATTGTTCCATAAATAGTTCCTGGAGTTGTAGCAGTAATTTTAATTCTTCTGTCTGCATGATAAATTGCAGTTACATCAACACCAGCTATTGTAAAAGATGTTGCACTTGCATAACTTGCAGTATAAGCACCATCACCATCTCCATATTCTACCCATTGAGAATCATTAAACCATTCTCTAGTATTCTTCATCAATGCTCTAAT